TGTCCGCAGTAAATACTATACTGGGAGCAATAGGTCAATCACCAATAACACAACTTAACTTTGACAATCCAGAAATATCATTTATATTTAATCTACTAAAAGATGCTAATATAGATACACAGGCAGAAGGATGGCATTTTAATACAGAAAAGCATGTAGCATTTGCACCAGATTCTAATGGGCATATTGCTATATCAAATGATATTCTACAGCTTGATGTTTCTGAAGGTTGGTCAAATAGAACATATGATGTAGTCAGACGTGATGGTAAATTATATGATAAAATAGATCACACAGATGACTTCTCAGACATTACATCCATCGACTTAGATGTCGTAAAACTTTACACCTTTGAAAACTTACCTATACCATTTAGACGTTATATCACATATAGAGCGTCAACAAAAGCAGCTACACAGTTGGTTGCAAACCCTAACCTTGTTAAACTTTTGCAAGGACAAGAATCATTAGCACGTGCTGCACTTATGGAGTACGAATGTAATCAGGGAAATCACAGCATGTTTGGATTCCCAGAAAATACAGTATATCAAACATATCAACCTTGGAGAAACCTTAGAAGATAATGGCAAGTTTAACCCAAACCATTCCTAGTTTTACTGGTGGTATATCGGAACAGCCCGATCAATTAAAATATCCGGGACAAGTCAAGAATGTCGTAAATGCTATACCTGACATTACTAAAGGCTTGTACAAAAGACCGGGTGCAAAAAGAGTAGGCACTGACCCGTTACCAAACGTAGCTACAGGTGGTTCGTGGTTCCACTACCATCGTGACGAAGAGGAAGGGTCTTACATAGGACAGGTAGCCGCAGACGGTACACTAAAAATGTGGAAAGCTAGCGGCGATAACCCCGGAGCTGAACAGACCATAGTTTATGGTACTGGTGGCGAGACAGCTATCAAAAACTATTTAGCAACAAGCAATAGTGAAAACATACAATTCCTTACTATCAACGACACTACCTTTGTTAGTAGTCGTGATGCTACTAATGCTAATACACTGGTAGGAAAGTCAGGTACTACACCAAATAATCCTGATAATCATTTTGCATTTGTAGAAATTACACGTACTGAAAACGGTAGACAGTACGGTATGAATATATACAATAACGATACCGAAACAAGTTTTACTAGAGCTACACGTATACAAATATTATCTGACACACTTGATGAAAGTGGCGGTACTGGACAGTGTAGAGGTATTGGTATACAAACATTTAGTTGTACAGCTGCTAGTAGCTATACTGGTACAAATACAGAATTAGTTACAGATGTGAATAACAATACCGTAACATCTGGTAAAGAAAATTTAATATTTAAACTTGACATACGTGGACAGCAAGGAAACATAGGTGCTGATGGAGACTCTCCAGATGACTTTGCCTGTGCTTACAGTAGACAAGCTATACTCTTACATGGAGGAGAAGGTTGGGCTTTTGGAGATCAGGTAACTGTTACTATGGACCAAGCAAAGGGACGTACTGTAACAGGGTCATCTAGCAGTGGTACAGGTGGTAACTCTGGTAAAGGAGAATCACCGGCTACATATATTATAGAGGTTATGGAGCATGAAACTATAACCGTAAAAGCTAACTTAAAATTATTACGTCCATCACCTACACCCTTTGATGCTGATACAGCAGTAAGTTCTGATACAGTATTAGGTGGTATTCTTGCTGACTTACCATCAGGAATTACTGGTAAAATTATAGGTAATGGAATTTACATGTCCAGTGCTACCTCATTTAATGTTGAGATAGTTGAAGATGACTTAATGCGAAGCATGGGTGAGGCTGTAAATGATGTTTCTTTACTGCCAAAACAATGTAAACATGGTTATATAGTTAAAGTATCTAACTCTAGGCAGTCAGATGAAGACGATTATTATTTACGATTTGAAGGTCTAAATGATAAGGATGGTACAGGCTCATGGGTAGAGTGTGCCAAGCCGGGTATTGATTTAACTCTAACTAATATGCCTTTAGTTATACAAAGAACTGGTTTAGCTAATGGTGGTACATCTACAGAAATAGCTACATTTACTATTAAACAGTTTGATTATGCTGATAGAGAGATAGGCGATGATAATACTAATCCATTTCCATCGTTTGAAGGTAAGCGTGTTAACAAAGTCCTGTTTTTCCGTAACAGATTAGCCTTTTTAGCAGGCGAAAATGTGGTATTATGCCGCCCGGGCACGCTAGGAAGACCTGATTTCTTCTCAGAAACAGCTCTAACAGTTAGTGCTAACGACCCTATTGACATATCTTGCTCCTCTAATTTCCCTTCAGAGTTGTTTGATGGTATAGATATTAACTCAGGTCTTGTAGTATTTAGCTCAAACCAACAGTTTTTATTATCATCTGACGATACAGTACTAAACCCTGACACTGCTAAGTTACGTAGTATATCCACATTTAACTATAACAAGGATATACCTCCTATATCACTAGGTACTACAGTAGCATATTTAGATAATTCTGGTAAATTTAGTCGTTTTAACGAAATGGCTAATATTGCTAGAGAAGGAGAACCTAACGTAGTAAACCAGAGTCAGGTAGTTCCTACATTAATACCTAAAAATGTAGACTTATTCACTAACTCAAGAGAAAATAACCTAGTATTAATAGGTAAAACAGACTCTGATGAAGTACAAGGATTTAGATATCTTAACGTAGGAGATAAACGTCAGCAATCAGCTTGGTTTAAATGGAAGTTTAATAATCCACTTAAGTATCATTTTGTGATTAATGATGAATACTATTTTTTAGATACAGATAACTTTCTACAAGAAGTTAGATTAGTACAAACTGAATCAGACCCTGCAATTATACAAGATAATGTTGATTACTTATTACATATAGATAATCATGTCAGCGTATCTGGTGGTACTTTTAATCATAATCAAAACAAGACTACATTTACTGGCATTACTTGGCTTCCTTCAGTTACTACACCTAGCTATGATTTAGTTGCTATAGATACAAATACAGCATCTACCAGAGTAGGTAGATATGCAAAGGCTACAATACAAAATAACACTGAGTTTACTTTACCGGGAGACTGGTCAGGAGCAGCAATCTTTGTAGGATATTTATATGAATACAAAGTACTATTTCCTACATTCTACTTAACACAAACTCAAGGAGAATCTGCTAGAGCTGATGTTAACTCGTCTCTTGTTATACATAGAATGAAGTTACACTTTGGTAAGATAGGTCTTTATGAAACAACTCTATCACGTGTTGGTAAAAATGATTATACAGAAGTATACGAATCTACAGAGTTAGACGAGTACGATGTATCTGATGCACCATACATAGAAGAGTTTATAAAAACTATACCAGTATATGAACGTAATACTAACGTAGATATTACACTTAAATCTCAACACCCTGCACCATCCACACTAAGAGCTGTGAGTTGGGAAGGAGACTTTTCACCTCGATATTATAAACGTGTCTAAATTAGATCAATACGTAAAACCAATTACAAAAGAGGCTGCCTTAGAGGTGGCCTATAACCTACGCCCAGATGACCTCAGAGAGGTCGTCGAGGGTCATGGGTTAGACCCATTCCTAATCCTCCCTAGAGTGGCTCAGGAAGGCTCTGCTGTGTATTTCACAGTACCAGACGGCAAGACTGCCGGACTAGCAGGAGTCGGGGACGGTGGAGAAATCTGGATGCTATGCACTCCGGCAATCCATCGTTATCCAATTACATTTGCAAGAGAAGCCAAGCGGTGGGTCGATAGCCGCACTGAGCCTCTGTTGTGGAACATCGTAGACTGTAGAAATACAGCACATTTAAAACTACTCAAATTTATAGGTTTCAAGTTTTTACGCAAGTTTAATCATGGACCTAACAATTTACCATTTATAGAATTTTGCCGTGTGTGCACCAGACCCTAATGCGGGAAGGCGAGAAGCCGCCCGAGTCGAGAATAATAGGCGACATGCCGAATACAAAGCTAACTCGATAAAACAATGGAATAAAGAAGCTGATTTTAAGCAGAACCTAAAAACTATACGAGGTTTAGGACGGTCACGTGCCGAAGCAGACTTTGAAGAAGTAGCTGTACAAGCTCGAGGTAAAGCTTTATCAGAAAAAGAAAACTTAGCCAGACAGTACTTTCAAAGTAAATCGGTCAACAGTGGCGGACGTAGTAATCGTTACGGCGGTATGAAGCAAGCTAACTATCATTCTAAAGTTGCCAAACTAGATAAAGAAATGTTTAAACTGGCTACTGTAGGAGAGTCTAAAGCAAGAGAAGGTATACAAAGAAGAGAACAAGCTATGATTCAGAAAGAGTATAATGCTCTTGGTATGGGACCACAGTTTGGTATGCCTACTATGATGCCACCTAAAGATAGAGCGGGTCAGTTTATGAACAGTCTAAGTTTTGGACTGAACGTAGCTACTGGAGTTATGGGACTATTTCCTAGTGATGAAAGATTAAAAAGAGATGTGACAAAAATAGGTAAATCTATTGACGGATATAATATATACAGATTTAAGTATGTAAGTTCCGACAGAGAATTTATCGGAGTTAAAGCTCAAGAAGTATTAAAGAAAAAACCAGAAGCTGTAGATAAACTTAGCAACGGTTTCTATGCTGTATACTATGATATGATAGATGTTGATTTTAAGGAGGTGGCATAATGGATTCTAATATGTTCAACACCTCCGATACTAACTTTTCAGACGTTAGCAATAAACGTGGTGAAAGCATTAACGCAGGCATCAACGATCTTATAGCTAACAACAATGCTCAATACAAACAAAGAGCACAAGATGCTATCGCTGCTGCGGAAACTAAATCAAGAAACTTTCAAAAACTAGGACAGCTAATTGCCGATGTAGGTAAGTTTGCACCTAAGTTTCAAGAGTGGAATGATAGTAGAAGTCAACTAAAAGCATATAGAGATAAAGTAAAAGCCGGAGAAGCAAACAGTAAAAAGCTTGGTGGCAGCGATATGCCTAAAATGGCTGATATATTTACTGCCGACTCAGACATTGACTTTAATATGTCTCTAGATAAAAAAGTTGATGACAAGTTTAAAGACTTTTTATATAGAGAAGAAGAAGATGAAAAGTTTAAAAACATTTTTAAAGAAAGTAATGCTGCTACTGTAGAAGGTATGCAAATTGCTTATGATGCTGACATAGATTTTGCAAAAACTGGTAATCTAGATATACTTGAAGAAGGTATATATGCTAACCAGAGTCTTACGGTTGCTGACTTTGATACAAAAGGTAAAGCCTTAGTTACAGAAGTTGGTAAAAGTTATCAAGGATTTATGCTAGCTAATCAGGATACTAAAGTCCCTGTAGAGGGTTATGGTATGGTAAGTCTACAAGATGCTATGGCTGCCAATGATGGTGCGGGTAATCCACTAATGTATGATGCCGTATCAAAGTTTTTAAACGAATCATTTTATTTTACTGCTGAAGTGTTTAGTGGTAAAAACAAAATGAGTAATCGTCACATACTTCAATTAATTAAAAGTACAGAAGGAACAGATCAAGCTGCTAGAGCTCAATTTTTACAACAATCTTATCAAAAATCTAAAGAGCAATATAAAACTAAATCTAGAATAGACTTTGCTAATGCTATAAAATCTAATCCTTATTCAGCTATCTTTGGTACTAAAGGAGACCCTAATTCTGGACGTCTAAACCAGTTACAAAAAATGAGCGGTAAGAAAGATACCGAATTACATTTTCAAACTATGTTAGATGATATGACATGGGCTGTCGATAATGGTTATTTAATAGCTGCTGATCTAAACAAGATTATGGCTATAGAAGGCATAAAAGATAGGCACGACGGAGTTACTAAAAGTCTAGGTGAGTTTAGACCACAGTTTTATCAAGCTGTAAAAGTTTTGCATGAAAAAGCAGGCACTAGAGAACATGATAGAAAACTGAAAACTCAACAGAATACAGTTACTACTGAAGTCGAAAAAGCTCAAGAAAGGCTTAAAAAGATAGAAGGTGGTGCTACAGAAAAAGACTTACTAGATGAAGTTAACAATGTTAAAAAGTTACTTAACGATACACATGGCATAGTTGTCGCTGACGATAACAGCAATCAATTTTGGCGTTATTTTCAACCACTTACCGGATTTGTAACAAACGAAGATAAAGTTGATATTGATACTGTAAAGCATATAGATAATGATTTACTACAAAATGATTTTGAAAATGCTGAAGCAAGACTCGATGAAATCAACGACCCTAAACTTAGGGAGGATGTTCAAAAGAGGATAAAAGGTTACGACAAAATTGCACAAAACAAAGACTTGTATGACCAATACGAGAAAAGAATAGAACAAGACGTATCAACTACATTAGGTAATACACTTACAACTTCTAATAAAGAATTAGATCAAAGTGTTGTTATAGATAACGTCAAAGCAGACCTTAAGAAAAAGTTTCTATATCTTACATCTAGAGAAGGTGGTGGACTATCTCCAGAGCAGGCACTGACTCAGGCAGAAAATGAGATTCTCAAAAACCTTGGTCCAGACGAAGGTACTGTAGTAGGTACTGGTAAGAGTAAAAAAGTTACACCATACGCAGAGTATTATAGATCAGGTAAAGGTAGACGTAATCTTTATGTTGCTAATGCCGGTCGTATAGCTCGTAACAAAATAGAAGATGAAACAACTAGAGAAGCTTGGTTTACGCACGATCAGCCACATGAAGGCGAAGACATTGAAGCATTAATTCAATATGCTCGAGGTGGTAATATACCTGAGTATTATGTCGAAGCTAGTCGTAATATGAAATTTTTAAATAGTCATATGATAGCTAGAATGAGACTAGAAGCTTTAGGTTATGATGAAGAGTTACAAAACTTAGCACCTAGCACATTAAATAATTTTGATAATTCTGTTGCTAAGAAGCTATTTTATCATCCAAGTCCAGAAAAGTATATTCAAGTTTTTGATTACGACCCAGAAGGTACGGCTTCTTTCTTTCCACAATTTGCTGAGAAAACTAGAAATCCAGATCATGGTAATGTGTCAGGCTTTTATAAAGAAAGAATTGACTATGATACTACTACAATAGATGATATTGTTAAAGAAGGTGGCTTTGCTGAAAAAGGTTATGGAACTACTGGTTTTGGTTCGTTTAAATTAAATGCAGCTCAAATAGAACGAGTTAGAAACACATCTGGCTTAGATTTTAAAACTGATAC